GTTGACTCAGACCTAGTCTTCATAGCTCTTGACAGACCGCAAGCTGTCAAGAAGGTGAGGGGATCACAGTTGACTGGGGCCTGGCTCAACGAAATAAAAGAATTACCGAAAGCTATCCTGGATATGCTCGACTTTCGTATCGGCAGATATCCGTCAGCTATTGATGGCGGGCCGTCATGGTACGGGATAATCGGTGACACCAATCAAGTGGATGATGATCACTGGCTTTACGAACTGCAAGAAGTTACCAAGCCAAGGGACTGGACCTTTTTTACACAACCTGGTGGGTTAATAGAGAACCCCGTAACTAGAGAATGGGAATCCAATCCTTTGGCTGAGAACATACAAAACTTACCTGAGGGATACTACACTAGAGGAAAAGAAGGTAAGACACACAGTTGGATAAAGGTCAACCTAGCAAATCAATTCGGGAGTGTTGAAGATGGAAGGCCGATTTACAAAGAACAGTGGTCAGAAGCCCTTCATCTAAATGAACATATCGTGCATGTTGAGGATCAGGAATTACTGTGCGGCCTTGACTTTGGCTTAACTCCCTCTGCAGTATTTGTACAACCAACAACACGTGGCGGTGTGAATGTGCTGTCTGAAGTAGTCTCCTTTGACATGGGTATTAAGCAGTTTGCTGAGACCTGCTTACTGCCACATATTCAGCAGCACTACCCCGACACAGATATCTCATTCATCGGTGACCCAGCCGGCAATCAACGTGCACAAACAGACGAACAAACAGTTTTTAAAGAACTAGCCGACTTAGGTATCATGTGTGAAGAAGCAAATACCAATGTGCTAGATCCACGTCTTGAAGCAGTACGATTCTATCTTACTGCACTCAGGGACGGCAAGCCTGCATTCAACTTACATCCTGACTGCAACCATTTGAGAAAGGGATTTAATGGAGGCTATAAGTTTAGAAGACTGCAGGTTGTTGGTGAAGAGAGATTTGCAGATACGCCTGCCAAGAATAAGTACAGTCATGTCCACGATGCTCTTCAGTATGTGATGATGCGTATCAGGGGCCTTTCTGGCTATACAAAGGAACGCCTGAATGAAGTAGACGCACTGATGGCGAAATATAAACAACGAAGAATGGTAATGTAAGGGAGAAGAGTAATGGGAACAAGATACTATGCAAGAATGATTGACGGTAACACAATTGAGTTGGCTCAGTACGATCATGAGAGACTGATGAAGATGGTTACACGAAATGTAGAGAACAGTGTGCATCTTGAGAGCGGTGATGTACTTAAGTCTGCCGCGGTCATCTACATTGGTACAAAAGAAACTGCGAAGATTCCGGCAGTTGGCACAGTTAAGCCTACTCCAAAAAAATAAAAGGTGACTTATTATGGCTGGTTGGTATACATCATTTACTGAGCTCTCAAAAGAAGATCGACTGACAGTTGCGAAAGAGATGCGAGACGAAGCTTGGACTGCAAATCTAGAGTGGCTTGAGTCAGCTCAGCTTGCGCAGAAGTTTAAAGCCGGTGACCAGTGGAGTGATGATGAGAAGTTTAAGCTAGAGCAGCAGGGTCGTGAAGCTTTAGTATGGAACTACATCCATCCTACTGTAGAACTAGCCGTTGGGATTGAGTCGCAAAATCCAGTACGTATTTATCCATACCCAGTTGAGAAGAGTGATGACTTCTTATGTGAAGTACTTGAGGATATTGTCAAGTACATTGACACAAGTCAACTTGACGCAGCAGATGAGCACAAGACACTATTTGAGAATGAACTTATCACAGGTGTTGGTGATGTAGTAGTCGACGTAGGACCTGATCCGGCAAATCCTGAAGAACTTCAGTTCTACGAATTCTCATTAGAAGGGTATGAGGTATTAGTTGATCCAATGTGTAGGAAGTCGAACCTTAGTGATGCACGGTACATCATCTATGAGAAGTGGATTACAGCAGAAGACTTTCACATCAGGTATCCTAAGCACATTAAGGATATGGAAGAAATTTTTACTGATGGCCTGGAAGGACTAGGTAAGCATTCAGATCACTCTCTTGGTTATCTAGACCAAGACGTAGTGCAAGCAGATTCTTTTGAGTTCTACGACTCACAAAACAAGCGAGTTTTGGTCTCACATTTAGAGTACAGAATTGCGTATCTGCGATACTACTTTATAAGTGACAAGAAGGAAATTACTGAGCTAACAAAGAAAGAATACAACCTCCTGAAGAAAGAAAAAATATCTGGTCAACTGACTCAAGTATATGACACTAAGATTCATTGGCTGCACTACACACATGACCGGATTTTGTGGGAAGGTGATTCACCTGTCTATAAGAAGAACTTCTCACTCTGTCGTGCAAGAGCATATATCGATCGATCAACCCGGCAGCACAAGGCCTATGGGCTTGTGAAGGGTATGATTGACCCACAGAAAGAATGCAATAGACGTTGGATGCATACACTTAAACTCCTGGGTAAGCAAGGCGTTGGCGTCATGGCTGAGATTGATGCATTTCATGATCTCACACAAGCGCAAGACTCATGGGCTGATCCTGATGCAATTACGTTTATGACCAAGGGGGGTTTGAACAAGGTTAAAGAAAAATCTGTTCCACAATTCCCTGATGCACCAATGAAGCTTGAAGAGATGAACCGGGAAGCAATGAAGATGATCAGTGGTGTGAATCCTGACTTGATGGGTATTGCACAGCAGCGTCGTGAACCAGGAATAAATCTTCGTTTGAGACAACAGCAAGGACTTACTATCTTGGCTAAGTTATTTGCTAATCATCGAGCTGCACTTAAAGAAGTATACAAGCGGAAGATTGAGATAATCGTACGCTTTATGCCTGAGACACAGATTAGAAAGATACTCGGTGAAACTGAGAAATACACTTTTCAACAAGGTTATATAGTAGATCAACAGCGTGGAATGATTGCGCCGATTAGAAAAATTCGTGACCTAAATTACAATATTCGAATGGAAGAAGCCCCTGGTGGCTTAACTAAGATGATGGCTGAGCTGGCAACCTTTATGGAAATGATGGAAAAAGGCTTCCCAGTTGATCCATTCACTGTGATTGACAAACTTGATTTATCTCCAATTGAAAAAGCAAACTGGAAAAACTACATTAAGCAACAAGAAGAAGGCAAACAGAAACTGCAAGGTATTGAGATGCAGATGAAAGCCAAAAAGCTGGAAAGTGACGATAAGCATAAAACAGCACAGGTACAAAACGAGAGCAAGAAGTTAGAAATAATGGCGAAAGGCAAGATGCAAGACGGTGCAATATCAAGGGAGCAAATAGCTCAGAAAGACACTGACTCTAAGCGTGACTTAGCTGCTAAGATGGCTGATATGGACGCAGACGAGAAAAGTTCTATGCTTGAGCTACTTAAATTTGTGGTGAGTGCGTCAGAGAAACAGGCTGCAGCACCACAGAATAATACACCAACAAATGTGACACCTACATAAGGGTGACTACCGACGCCGGGGATCGGGCGAAAAGGAGTTAGTATGGCTGAGGATAACAAAAATCTAACAAAAGAAGAACTCGCAGCACTAGATGAAGTTGACGTTGATGACACAGATGTGTTGGATGAATTTGCAGATGTGGATGATGTGGATGATGATGCAGATGATGATGCAGATCAGGATGTAGACGACGTACAATCTATTGCTAAGAAGATGTCTGAGTTAGAAATTGCCAATAAAGGTTTAATTAAATCTTTATCAGCACAAAGAGGTATTAGACAGGGACTACAGGAGCAGTTAGATGAAATTAAAACTGCCGTAGCAACTTTCAAAGAGACTAAGGACTTGGAGAACGAACTTGATGACAAGAAGTACTCCAACATCCCTATCGACTTTGATGAAGAAGGGAATCTCTACCTGGATACTTCTAAATTGATGAACCTGAGTACTGGAGATAATGCTGAACTTTTGGAGCTTAAGAATCAGGTTGACATGTTGCGAAATGCAACTACAACTATGCATACTAAAGCGTCAGAAAGCGAAGCGTTAAACACTTTATTGAGCGAGAACGAAGGCTATGCTGACGCTCACAAAAAAGTTTCAAGCGCGTGGGATTACTTGAAAGATGACTTATTTGATGACTACTTAGTAAAGCGCGGAATTGCAGCGCCTACTACAGCTGATCAAGCTATTGACATCGCGTTGAACTCGAAAACAATCAATGACGCTTTTACAAAGAAGTTTCCGTCTTTAAACATGGAAAGTGTTTTGGAAGCGCACTTGATTGCGACCCCACGGTATGTACGAAAAGCCTTAAACCTTGCAATAACTGAAGCTAACAACACCAATGAACTATTGGATACAGATCGACCAGCTTCACTAGCAAGAGCAAACTCTTCAGGAGGCGAAGTAAACGAGACTCTACTTGCTAGAGTTGCAAATATGCCGACTGAAGAATTCATGAACTTAGACGCTCGAACGATGGCGAAAATCGATCGTCTACTGGAAAAAACAGGTTAAGGAAAACTGATATGAATTATACAGTTATGAGGGATAGACAATGCAAGTCGAAAAGGGATGCAACCTACATTCTTTCCCTCGTATTTATTTTACAGGAAATAGCGAGGGCTAGTAAAATGAAGACTAAAACGTGTAGTGGATGTAAAGTAGAAAAAAGTATTACTGAGTTTAACAAACAAGCGCGAAGTAAAGACGGTTTAAAATCATACTGTAGACAATGTGCAAGTAAGTCAAATAAAAAATGCTGGGCAAATGGTAAAGGCAAGAAAAGTGTCGAAGAAACTAATCGACGCGTTCAGCAGCTTAAACAAGGTAAAAAGTATTGTCCGTCGTGTAAACAAACTTTATCAGTTAAATTATTCGGAGTTGACAACCGAGATAAAAATGGTTTAATGGTTAACTGTAAAACTTGTGAGCACTTACGACGAAAACAGTATAACCCTACTGGTGCAAAAAATAATGCTGAACGTAAACAACGTGATCATTATTTTCGTATGGCTAGTATTAAAACAAGTTATGGCTTAACTGAAGTTGATTTTCAAGATATGATGAATCAACAAAAAGGCTGCTGTGAAATTTGCAGTAAAGATTTCAGTGAGTTATCTACTAGAGCATCCATAGATCATGACCATGATACAAATAAGGTTAGAGGGTTACTGTGTCCTAGATGTAATACTTTACTAGGTACAATAGAGTCAAACGAAGATCTACTACACAAAGTTGTGGAGTATAAAGATAAATATTCATAATTATTAACAGGAGTCACAAATGGCAGAGACAGAGTTCGGCACATCGTCAAGTCAAACGGTGAAACTTTGGTCTAAAAAGACATGGTACGAGGCCCTTAAGGGTACCTTGTTCTTCCGCAAGTTTCTCGGAACTAATGAAGATGCGATCCTTTATATGGCAAAAGACCTCGAGAAGAACGCTGGTGATAATATAGTCTACGATCTCTTAGTTGAGATGGAAGGCGCTGGCGTAACTGGAGACAACACCCTGGAAGGCAACGAAGAACAGTTGACTTTTTATCAGGACAGTATTAAAATCAATCAGCTGAGACATGCACATATCTTTGGAAAAATGTCCCAGCAGAGAACAATTCATAATCTTAGAAAGGACGGACAGTGGGCCTTGTCAAGATGGTGGAGCAACAAGCTTGAAGAGTATATGTTCAGGTATCTTTGCGGTGACACCTCGTTGACCCACGGTAGCAACACTGGCCGAACTCCTGACTCAGATCATATCATTTATTCTGGTAACGCAACTGCTGAAACAAGCACTGGCGCCCTGGATTCAAATGATAAATTCCTGCTTGAAGATATTGATTACGCAAAAGAAAAAGCGACTACCAATGACGTTCCCATGCGTCCTGTTCGTATCGATGGCGACGACTACTTTGTAGTTGTGCTTCATCCTTACTCAGTGACTGACATGAAATTGTCCCTTGGTACAGGTTCTTCAAGTGTTAAATGGCATGAAATTCAGCAGTATGCAAATATTCGTGGACTCAAGAATCCGATCTTTAACGGAGCTCTTGGTGTTTACAATAAATGCATCATCTATGAATCAAATCGTATTTACACACCTACAACTAACGTACGAAGGAATCTCTTCCTGGGTGCACAAGCTGGTGTTTTTGCGTTGGGTAATGCTTATGACAGAATGGACCAAAAGAAAGTTGGTAAAGACAACTATATTACCTGGGTTGAAAAAAGCCAGGATTATGGTAACAAAAAAGGTCTTGCAGCCGGCAGTTGTTTTGGTATGCAAAAAACCCGTTTCAACAGCAAAGACTTTGGGGTTATGACCATTAGCTCTTATGCTGCTGCGCATAGTTAAGGAGGTGACCTAAATGGCAACCACATATAATTTTACAGATGGAAGTATCGCTGGTGTTCCTAGAATGACTCAGACTACCCTTCGGGAAAATGAGTTAACTATACTCCGGCACATTGTTGATTTTTCATTGCAGAATATTGAAGCTGGCGCGGCTGATGTCGCGCAGTGTCTGATTATTCCTGCAGCTACTACAGTACTCACTGCTTACGTACGAGTGATGACTGCAGAAACCGCTAATGGTACCGTTGACCTAGGTTATGGTGGAAACGCTGATCAGTGGGGCGACGCTCTTGATGTTGCCGCTGCTGCTGATGTAACGGTAGGTGGGCTTGGAAGTAATGTTCCAGTTTATTTCGCTGCTGCTGACACTATTGACCTTACTGCGACTACAGACGGCGCAGATGTTGACTTGGACGGACTTAAAGTAGAAGTTTTTGCTGTTTGCCTTAAACACGTCGACACTTATTAAAGGAGGTGAGACATGGCAACCACATATAATTTTTGTGATGGTTCAGTCACCGGGGGTGCAACAGCTACACAGAAGCTCCTTATTGACCCAGATTTTCAAGTTCGCAGAAACACTATTGACTGTTCAATTCAGACAATTGATGCAGGTGAAACTGATGTAGCGCAGTGTTTAGCTATTCCAGCTCGCACTACAGTGTTAAATGCGTATATTAATGTTATTACAGCGGAAACAGCAGATGCTACAGTTCATCTTGGTTATGGTTCTGATACTGATTACTGGGGCCAAGACCTCAATTTAGATGCTACTGGTAATGCATCAACAGTTCTAACAGCGACTTCTACATGGGATGCAGCGTCAATTGACGACGGTAATGAAGAAGTTAAAGATATAACTGTTGCAGGTGCTGCGATAGGTAATCCTGTTTTAGTTACACTTGGTGTAGATCTTGTAGACCTTGTTATTACAGCAACTGTTACAGCAGAAGATACAGTGTCTGTTGTACTTGCAAATAACACTGGAGGGGCTATTGATTTAGCGTCCGCTACAGCAGAGGTTTTTGTACTTAAGGCACCTAGGGCAGCTTCTCCATTGTACTTCGCTTCTGCAGATACTATTGACATCGTAGCTTCTACAACTAACGGTGACGTTGATCTTGACGGCGCTAAATTTGAAGTAGTTGCACTTTGCATTAATCATTAATTTGAGGATGGGAGGGAGCAATCCCTCCCATATTTAACATGGCAACTATAGATGCAGAAATAACACAGACAAGGTTTGATATACGCGATGAGGATTCCACGCAATACTCAGCTACTATGGTACTAGCTTTCTACAACAGAGTAATTGAGGCCTTAGCAACTTTCCTTGGCTCAGTTCAGTCAGACTGGGTATTTAATTCAACTTCTTTAACTCTACCAATATCGAATAGCAGTGTTGCACTACCTACTGACTTCAGTACAGACATATTAGTACAAATTGACGATACAGATTTAGTGAAAAAGAGTGTTGCTTGGATAAATGAAGAACTCCAAGAAAACGCTACTGGAATACCTAGTTACTATGGTATTCATAAAACAAATATGATTTTCGAAAGAACAGCATCATCAGAGCAAACAGTTTTTTTACAATACAACCAGAAATCTACAACTCTAGTTAGTGGCAACTCAATGCCATACAATGATGAGTTTAACAACGAACTCCGTGGAGGAGTTATAATAATTGCGAAGAACAGAAATGAACGTAAGATAGTTGGTGACTTTGCTTTACATGAGTTTTTCAGACAGACCATAGTATCTAAGACCGTTCGTAGAGTACGTCAACAAGCCATTAAAGACGCAGGTTTCTAATGAGAGAAATTCCAGCATATATAAACTC